ACCACTAATACTTACAGTAAGTCCTCCGTTATTTACGGTAGGAATTTGGCTTGTTAAGGCCAAAGTACCGGTAGTGGTAGGTAGAGTTAGTACTACTGCACTACCGGCTGCAGCGGCAGCTTGTATAGTTGCTGTACCACTGGTGGCTCCTCTGAATCCGATACCAGCCGCAGCACTTCCGTTTGCACCGATTAGTGCTCCACCTGTGAAAGTAACCTGATTAGTTGTGCTAGCACCCCTTCCTGTTACAGTTGCTAGTGTATCTGCTTCTGCGGTTAGATATGTATTGGTGTCTAATGAGTATGTGTCCGCGCCACTCTTTTTTAGAAATCCAGTTGTGGCTCCTGTCATTGTTGTAGCTAGGGCTGATACAGCTGGACCAATGCTAATAGTATATGAAGCGTTAGTAGCAGTATTAGCACTAAAACCCGTACCATTTGATACGGTAATAGCATTATTAGTAGCAGCAGCAGTTCCTATTTCTAGGCTTAGTGTCCCATTATTTACGGTTGGTAGTTCACTGAACTTAGCAAAGTCTACGAAAGTGTTCGAGCCAGTACCGATAGCGATACGAGATTCATCCGAAATTAGATAAGGCTCGCCAAGGTTTAGAGTATTAGCAGTAACAGCACTGTTTAGCTGCGCTCTAGAACCTCTTTTAATTTTTAATAAGTTAGGCATTTATGAGTTCTCAGAATGTGCCAAAGTCCACATCCCCTACAGCTAATTGAATAAAGCTGTCGTTAATATCTTTCTGTACGGTAAGACTACTATTAGTTCTTAAAATACCAGAATTAGCATCTGGGTATAGATAACCTGGATTACCAGCTACAGATACTGCTACTTTTTCATCTTCTAGTTCCGTTGTTTTTGCAAACGACGAATAGCCGTTAGGGGCAACCCCAACGGCTAAGCGATTTTCATCAGTAATTAGATAAGGTTCGCCGTCTTTTAGCAGACCCGCCGCTCTGGCAGCCTCTATTTGTGCCCGCGTACCTCGTTTTATTTGTATAGTATGAACCATTCGCCCACTATAACGTACCGAAGAGTACGTGCTTGCCGCCTAGCAGCGTTTAGCTATTTGCAGACTTCGTAGTGGTACTAGCAACAACAATGTGTAGCCAGAAAGCTGCTAACCAGTTCCAAAAGGTAAAACCAATGGTCGTTCCAAATAGTTGATTAACTGCCATAATACTGAGAAATGGCCCAGCGACGAAGATCGCCAGAATCAAGAGGATTACTCCTCCGATTCCGAGTCCTACAAAAATGTTTTCTAGCATTATTTATACTCCAAAACGGTTTTAAAGTCAAGTTTTATTTTTACGAGGCTACTATATCATCGCCTGTGCGGTCTAGAAACTTGTAATCTACATAGGTAGGATCAAAATGTTTCAGAGCTGATATGATAGTATCAATATCAAACTCGGCACAGGAGTATACATCTAGTCTTAGATGCCCTGGAGACTCTTCATCCCATACATGAAGAGCGATGTGTGAGGTCTCGATAACACTCACAGAGGTTAAACCACGATTACCTGGCATATCATGATAGGTACTGAATGGCCCCATAAGAAGCTTCATTCCAATATCCTCAATCAATTGCTTTTTCCAAGCATTGATGAATACAGGATCTACAGGTGGTTTATTAACTCTTGCGTTTACTACAAGAAGATGATGTACTAGCATTAATTTTCCTTTAGGCTGAAGTTTGCGAAATCCTGCCTATACGGACGATAAACGTCCACTCCATATTGTTTAAGATGTTCTAGGGAGCCTAAATCATAGGAGTAAGCGCCCACATAACGTCCAGCGTAATTGTGCTGTTTCAGGTAAAAGCGGCTATCATCCTCTAGAGCCTCAATAACGAGGGTTCTGTAGTATTTTGCCGACTTATCTTTTACTTTGTCTAGCTCTTTGACAATAATAGCCATGGCATGTTCCTTAGCGTGCCAGACGATCTCTCCAACTTCGAAGGATTCTCGGATGCACGGTTCTGGGATAATACCAGGGTTACTATAATTAGCACCAACAACTCGTGAAGGTACGCCAACTTGTTCGACGATTTCCTTCACAAAACCCACACTGCGATACAAACGCTGTGCAATATCTGAAATGGAATCTCCATCTAGATAGCCTTCAATACACGTTTGAATCTCGTGAGCTTCAGGTGGCTTGCCGCGATTTTGAGCGCGACGACGCTCCAGTTCTGCTTTTTCTGCCTTATAGTTCTCGATGATCTTAGCCAATCGAGTAGGATTAGGAGAAATGTTAAGGATTGCGTAGGCATCCTTCTTTGGAATAGGCTTTTCTGCTTCAAGGAGTTCGATAACTCGCTTGATGTTAGCTTCACTTAGATTTTCGTGTTCTTTGACTTTAATCTTAGATTTAGTCATTAAGCCCTCCTTAAAGTAGAAATATAGCCCATTCAACAGATAATGTCAACTTAGATTTTGAAGATTGTTAGAATACCGTCTGACAACTCATAGTCTAGCATATCGCCTTCATCCCAGTCTAGATTGCGTAGCATACTTTCTGGAATGATAACGAAATGTTCGTCCAGTTCTTCATTATATTCTAGTTCCACTTTTACTTCTCCGTGCAGGCTTCTATTACTGATGGGAAATGTTGCTTGATAATTTCCCAGCATTGTTCAGCCACTATGCGGTGCTCCTTCTGAGTGCCATTATCCATCCTTAGTAGACAGAAATGTACCCAAGAACGCAGAGTTCCCGCCATGATTACAGTTGATTCAGTATTGCCTTCTGGTAATACAACTCTTGCTTGCTCTTTAGCGATACCGTGCTCGATAGCCCAGTTATATGCTTTCTGAGACCTTGAGATAACTTCCCACTGAACCATGTTCCATTCTTCCTGTAGACGCCTATCAGTCTCTGATAGTTCTACAGAATTTTGACGATTCTTTGGGTCCTGGAGGCGGGCTTCCCTAGCCTCAAATCCTAGTGTCTTTGTTGGATCAGCGTACCGCTGACTGTATTCCTGAAACGCAAAACTACGATGCCGAAGAATCTGTCGAGCGATATCGCGTGTAGTCTTGATCTCTAGGCTCATATGAACCATTTCTAGAGGAGACCAATGCTGATTAGAAATAAGATACTTGACTAGCTTCGCAGCAGTCTTTGTGTTGTTCTGGTTACCCGGATTGGAAACTCTAGCGCACCAAGCGACTAGGTCCTCAGCGCTTAGGCACCCGGTATAAGCACTGGGCTTAGATAAACATACTAGGTTTACTTGACTCACGAAAGAACCTCGTTTAGTGCTTCTAACTTATCATGGTACTCGGCAATGTGACCTAGTTCTGTTTCGATAGCTCCTATAAGATCTGTGTGATCGTGAATAGCCATTGGATTAGCCAGCATAATCAGAATATTCATTCTATGCTTTTTAATATTGCCTTCAAGATGCGCCTCTAGTGCCTCTATAATTTCATTTTTCATTTTTATCTCCAAATACGAATATACTTATTAAGAATAGTGCTACTAGGAACCAAATCCAAGCTGGTAGTGCTACAATTAGCAAGGCTATTAATAGTAGTACAAAACAAAGGGTTAAAAAATAACTTAAGAACTCCATTATCGTCCACTCACTCTGCCGCCTTCCAGCTTCTGCTGTTCGACGATGCTGTCATCCCACCAATGCGGTTTACCACGGACTTTCCATGCTGCGAAAGGCCACTTGTCTAGCATATAGAACATACGGTAGGACGCAATATGATCGCTAGATTTTAGTTTGTCAGGCATGGCTAATGTAGGAGGAACCCATCCCATGTCTGGTAGACGAGTAGGTTCTGGCATACGATTAACCTCTGCACAAGATGCATGAGACTTATTACCTCGGTACATAGTCTCTGCGTTTAGTGCATTGACATAGTTTACTGTCCAATAATAGTGCTCAAGGCTTGACCGTACCCAGACAGCGCTTGGGTGGTTAATATGAGTAGGGAGATATCGAGTGAAAGTACGACTATCAATATCCGGTTCACGACGCTTGAGATCATTTATAACTCCTAATTCTTCGCTTGTTAGCTTACGTGGAATAAATCCTAGATGTTTGTCAATCCACACTGTAGTGGTAAGAAGCTGAGCTGCTTCGAGCTGCATCTTGCCAACATGGGGATCAATGTGATACTCTGCACATTTATCTAGGTCTTCGTCTAGATAGAATAAATTCATACTTTTCCTTTCTAGCTTTAACTTACCAAACTCGAAGCTAAAAGTCAAGAGTTATTTACGGGTTTGTTCAATCTCTTTTAGACGCCTATCTACTAGTAGAGCGTACCCAGCAATGTCATGCCAAGAGTCTGAGTATACAGTTCCAACAGGAGCGTTCAAAATTCTAGCAATCTTATCCGAAATAACGGTAAGAGCCTGACGTTCATCAGCTTCTAGATACTGCCAGTTCGGACTAGACCGCATTACATCCTGTACGGCCTGCGCAATTCTAGCATGGTCCTCGAATGTCCCATACCTTGAGCCGCGCTCGTCCAGTGTATTTTCTACTGACATTTAGGTTCTTTTCTCTCATTGATAGCTTCTCGAACACAGTTATAGTATTCTAGAAGGCGATTATATTTAAAGCCCGTTTCGTTGTAGGCTCGGATGCTTCGGTTATTATCTCTAATCTGTCCAGCCATTGTTAGATCAGAATTAGGGGGCAAGGAGCCTACCTTGTCGTTAAGTTGATCAGGTACTGGTGGTACCTTAGGGTACGTGCCTAGACCCGTCTGTGCTTCTGCGCATCCAACTAGTAGAAGTGCTAGAATAAGTACTCTCATTTTAGCGCCTCCTTTAGTTCATTCTGGCCTGTTACGACTTCAGAATCCACCTTGCACTCCTGATAGATAGGCTTTTCGATGATTGTTTCAATACGAGTCTGAGTAGAAGTCTCCTTCTCTTTGCGCTCGTTATTTTCTTTATCGGTGTGTTCACCAAACTTAATCGAGTTATCAATTAGTTTTTCACTAAGCTTCTCGTTTTTCAAGGTTTCAGCCGCTACCTTGGCTTCCCACTCGACGCGACAGTCTTCCAGACCCTGAGTGTAATAATGTTCCTTTGTCCAAAAGAAAGTTATTACAACCGCTAGAATTGGAACTGTTATTCGCCAGTTATCGAAAGCCCACTTAACGGCAGCTTTTCCGAACCCTACTATACTTAGGATAAATCCCATTTGTTTCTCCCAATGCAAATAGGGGCCGTTAAGCCCCTAGTCGCAGTCTTCACATTTTGGATATTGAAATACGAATCTACTTGCAGGAGCGCCACAACTAAAGCAAACCTTGCTGGAGTGCTCTCTAGCAAATCTTGCTAGAGCATCGGTGATATGATCTCCGCCCTCGTAGATAAGATGAAGGAGGCCCCTATGTACTCTCGCTTCCACGGAGTCTACAGGAGGTCCGTTATTGAACTCTTCTTCCCACTGTACCATTGTAATGAAAGAGTCTAAAAGAGATTCCCAGTATTCTGGGACTTCATCGGTTATCAAGTAGTTCATTTAGAGTTCTTTCAGGGTCTTTGGAAGTAAAGTAGGCACGATCTTCTGCATCTGTCATTGGACGATGCTGGGTCTTACCTTGTTTATCTTTCCAGCAAATATAATAGTTATTATTAAAAGGGATTGTCCAAATGTTACGCATATCTCTCCTTTGAGTGTGGGATTCTGTTCCAAGGCTCCCACCGCCCGTCGTCTAGCTTATGCAGCTAGCGCGAATGCAACGTTATCGTTTGCAGTTAATTATGGCACTTTGCCAGTCAATAGTCTCGGAAAGGTCTATGTAATGTCAGTCGATTTCCAAGTCGTCCCCATGAATGGTGGAGACGGCGAGAGTCGAACTCGCGTGCTGTCCATTTTTATTACAAATCGTCAGCGACTATGCATTTGTTATAACAAATTATGCTCGAAAAGTCAAGATATATTTTAGTGAATCCCGCCAAGAACGGGTTCAGATTGATATAGTTGACCAGCTACTGTCGCAGTATTGCGGATAGCTTTCACGTGCCTCTCGGCATCTTCTAGAGACTCGGCCCAGATTCGTACGGAGTACGTTGTCTGGCCTAGCTTGTAGTCCACTAGAAAAATACTTAGATTACCACTGATAAATTCTTTATTAATAATCATTCGCAAGTCCATACTTCATTAGACCGTTTGAGGCGTGGCCAGCCCTGATCGTCAGTAAACGATCGCTCTTCGAACAATAGATTGTTTGTTGGCACAATAGTCAACCGATCGCCATATGTTCGAATAAACATAAACTCTTTAGCTTGTGATACCTCGTGAGTATATGCATCTCCCTGAGGCACCGCTGTAAATAAATACTGCCCTTCTTCACCACCCTTGACACGAACATCTAGCCCGTCTAAATAGTCATAAATTAGCAGCGAGAAATCTCGACCATAGCAATCCCAGACTTGTGCTTGTTTCATAGTCCAATCAGTGCATTCTGGCTCCTCGCTGAATGAAATGGCATGAGGTGGCAAACCTCTATAAAATGCGCCACCCTGAAGAATGACGTGGCATCCCCAGGCCCTTCCTGGATAACTATGCAGGCCAAACCATACTGCTGGCTCATACCCTGAGGCTCCTTCTCGGATGAATGAGCTGTCCACCCACACATAATAGTGCCGTGGTAGTGATGCGCTAGAGCTACTCAAAACGATTCTCCTTGTGTCATTTTACAAATTCCTTTTCTAGATCTGCCCAAGTAGTGAGTTCACCATCCAGATACACACGTGTGCCCTTCATACTGACAAACCGACCTTCGACCTCGTAAGAGTCAACACCCTGCTTAAGCATATACTTAGTAACCTGCGAGAATACCTTAGGATGGTATCGCATATGCGTGGTAAGCTGACCCTTTTTGTATACAACATCGATCATTCTCGTCTCCTATCTATCTCTCATATTACAAGGTTTAAGCTTCAGAGTCAAGTAAAAAATTAACCAAAACTAAAATAATACTTGACTTTCAATCGTAAATAGGTTACTATACTAACTAGGCACGAAGATGCCTGAGTTAGAAAGGAACTAAAATTGGGTAAAAAGCGTACTAGATCAAAGAAAACTTCTAAGGGCTTGCATAGTAATGTAGCCAAGAAACATAAGTTTGATACTTGGTCTCCAATAGATCGCCTTATCTTTAAGGCGGATGCTAGAGCGGCTGGTAAGCGAGTCTGCGAAACCATTCGTAATCCAGACAAAGACAACAAAAGCGCCCTGTATATCAGGGTTTGTACACAAGGAAAAGCACGTGGATAATGTAATTCAATTTCCAGGCAAGGCTCCCAAAGAGCCGGAGTTCGATCCGGTCGAGGACTTTATTGAAGCAGCTCTGATTCCTTGGGCTGTGGAAAATGAAATTGATGTTGATTCCATGCTTTTCAAGCTAAACGCAGCAGGCATTATGGCCTGTATGCAAGGGATGTTACTAAGTAATGATAATTGAGCGACTTCGTGAGGATGCAATCATTCCTCGCTATCAAACTAAAGGCTCTGTAGGTTTAGATCTTCATAGTATTGAAGCAACTGTTATTTTGCCAGGTGATAGTGCATTGATCGGGACTGGTCTTCGCATTAATCTACCAGAGGGCTTAGAGGGGCAAGTTCGTTCTCGCTCAGGCCTAGCAGCAAAAAACAGTGTTTTTGTTCTTAATAGCCCTGGCACCATTGACTCTGATTATCGAGGTGAGATTAAAATCATTCTCTTTAATGCGGGCAAGGAAGCTTTCTATGTTAAGACCGGAGACAGAATCGCGCAGCTAGTACTAGCGCCCGTTCACATTGAGCAGGAACTATTACTAGATAATACTAGAGAAGACAACGGATTTGGATCGACAGGACTATGAGAGTAGAAGTTAGAAACGGCAACCTAAACAGGGCTTTGCAGCTACTAAAGCGGAAGCTTATTGAAGAAGGCGTGTTTAGAGAAATTCAGGAGCGGCGCTTTTATGAAAAGCCAAGCGATAAAAGGCGTAGGCTAAAGCGCGCTGCTGTTGTCAGGGAAAAACGTAGAGGGAGGGCTCAGGAAGAGTCTTAATCTATATTATGGAATGTGTAAATACTGTAACTAGTGTATTGTATGCTGAGGCTAGAGGTGAGAGTGAGAAGGGTATGCGTGGAGTTCTTCACGTTATTCTCAATAGATCCAAGAAGCAGCATAAGCCAGCGTGCCACGTTGTAAAGCAGCGAGGTCAGTTTGCCAAAGGGCTATATAAACCCGGCGACCCAATTTGGCAGTTAGCCAAAACACTAGTAAAGAACCCTGGTAGAGATATTACTAAGGGTGCTGTTTACTTCCACAACAGAAGTGTTAAGCCATATTGGATTAGAGAACTTAAAGTGACACTGAAATACGGTGGTCATATTTTCTATTCTGTATAAAATAAAGGCCCGCTGATTAGTTTCAGCGGGCCTTTTTACGTACACGTAACATTAGGTGAGAAATCGTTGCGGTTTGGCGCAGATACGAAAAAAGCGCCCTACTTTTCAGT